ATTGTTAGGTATGAATTGGTCGGAAACCGTTGTGTAACTAGATATAAAAAATTAAATGTTCAACAACAGATAATTGATGCAATACCTACTGTCCCGCAAGTGGTGAAAACGAGCGGAATTACTCTTGTGGCTACTACTGCTGCACTATCTACACCAATATTATTAAAGGCTGTCAAACCGATTATTAAGCAGGTAGTGAATAGGGTGAAAAAGATATTAGGTAAGAAAATAAAACGACCAAATTTATCTGAAAAAATTACAAATGCTTACAGAGAGAAGAAAGGTTTGCCACCGTTAAAAAATAAAGTAAAATAGAAGAGGAGAAAAGACAAGACCCATTACCAAGCTATTAACTTAGCCTCTGCTCTGTTGGAGCGTCAGTTATTTCTCTTCTATTTTTGGAGAAGAGATAAGGTGTCGGTGCGGTAATACTTGACCCATTTTAGGTTTAACAACAACATCTTCACAGAGATGGAAGTAAGGAGAATTAGCGGCAAATTCAATACCGTCTCTTTTGAGCAGTCCGCACTGTTTTAATCTTGCGATGTGCCAGTCTAATTTTTTATTATCAATTAGTTGCTGCTGATGTTCTCCTTGTAGCTTTGCATTTTTCAAACAACGTTCTTGAAACCTCCGATCAAGTGGCATTGAAAAAGTTAAACTTGCTCCGACGTTAAATGCGAAGTTATCTTTCTGTCCTGTACGTGTTCTTTGATGGAATAAAAGGTCTCCTTCGTCGCTGTACACTGGAGCATCGTACCAGTATTCTCTAGGTTTTTGGAACGTATGTGAGTCAGTAATGAAGGGAGAAAATGTGACCATTGGCCCCTGACAAACCACTCCTCCTCCGTACTGATTTTGTATGAGATTTCCTTGCAAAGTTTGTATCGCCATATTGGTCAGACTGGCTGATGTATTCGCCACAGGAGCAGCAGTTTGACTTACATTTGCTAACGCACTTTGTCCACTAAATAATATTATTGCGAGAAGACTGAGGTTGTTTCGGTAACACTTTCTAAGACTGTTGTTCGATTGATTGTTGTTATATTTTGAAGCGAAGGGCCAATGTAACTTTCGACGTATTGGAACGCTTGACCTGGATTGGCAATCGTGACGTTTGGCTTCTGACTTAAATCTGCGCCTGTCCATGTATAACTTACTCCGTTAATCGTTTCGACAACTTCAGAGGGTGGCGGTGCAATGGTGTCACCATCAATAGCAATATTCGTTCCATTAATCGAATAAGTGTGCCCAGTGTTGAAATCAGTAGAGACGATAGTTTCAGTAACATTTTGTGTGGTGCGTGTGACTGCTGACATCGTACCAGAGGAAAAGTTAGGAACGACTGGCACAGCTAGGACTTGAGGGGTATTTAATATTAATAATAGCGGCAGATAGCGTTTCATCTATCTATTAGGATCCATAAAATGCAGCCATAATAGTAGGTGAAAAACAGCGACGAAGATTAAACCAAAGAAGGCAACGATAAAAGGAATATGCATTATTTGACGGTAAGACTTGTAACGACAGAACCAATAGCACTTGTATTGGCTCCTCCAGCCGTGAGTTCGATAACTCCAGCGCTTGTAATTGTTCCAGCTAAATCACCAGCGACACCTCCTGACATCGTTAAAACTTCACCGTAAGCTGGCATATCAGCTACTACACCTGAAGTCACATCAACACCTGATCCTATTGGATTTGTAGCATCACCTTGAGTCCAACTTTCTGAAAAAGAAAAAGCTGAACCTGCTGTGTTTACGTCATACGCTCCAACATCAAGTGTTGCTGCTGTTGTAGCAGTACCAGCAGTTAGCTTGCCGAAGTGAGCATCAGTCGCAACTTTAATATTGGAACCTGAGACTGAGTAAGTACTTCCTATTCTGTTGGCATCAGTGTAAGCGCCGTTGACTGAAAGCTGAGTTGAAGTCGTTATGCTATGCGTCATATCTGCACTAACAGGAGACGCTAAGAGAAGCAGTAGGAAAAGTCTTTTCATGTGAGTTTGCCTGTCACGGGGTCAATGTCCTTTCCTGTGATTGGATCGGTCTTAACAACCTCGGCTCCAGAAATAGTTATAGGGGTCTGTACTCTAATGATTTGTTCACCACCTGTTGTATTGCTTTTTGCAATCATGGCTTCCATATCTTCTTTTGTAACACCGTTACCATTCTTTTTGTCTTTAGCTGTAGCAAGGCCAAATGTACTTAAAGCTCCTGTAAAAACCGAAGCTATAAATGTGGGATCAAAATTCTGCTTTTGGAAGCCAGGCAAATCTACGTACGCCAATGTCAAGATAAATCCGCTCCAAATGACAATTCCGAGCCTGACCGCAACCCCAATGAGTGCTACCTGTTCATCCTTGTCTGGGGTTATCTCTTGAAGTTTTCCTAATATCCCTTTTTTTTTGTTTTCTTTTTTTTCTTCCTGTTGGATTGGGGTTTCATTGTTCATAATATGGAGGTAGCCACTTTAAGAATAGTTGCAAGAAATAACAGCCGCAATCATTGGTGCTATCGCTTCCGCTTTTATTATGGCGCTCGCTAATATTAGCAACCGGCGAGAGAGGGATATTAGAGAGTTATTTCATCGTATGAATCAATTAGAGAAAGACGTTGCTGCTAACACGCCAAAGCCGCGAAAATTAAGAAGCTTATAAGGTCTTTATGAAATTTCAAATGGGTCAAGCCTGGGTAGAAGAAAACCGCCAAAGAGCATTAAGGATGGATCGCTTATATGTTCTTGACGGTAGACACCGTTTAGATCATCCAATGCATGGATTATTCACAGGATTAAATGCAAAGGCAGCAGAATTAGAAAAAGATTTGGAGGAATAAGAAAATGCCTCTAGCACAATGGTTAATTGTTCAACCTTCATTAGAGGAAGAATTAACTTTAGAAAAAGATGTAAGAGAAGTCTTAAATAATGAAGACCATGAAGATATAAAAAAACTATGCGCGGTATTACTAAAGCAATCCTTTTATCGTTCTAGAGTTTTAAACCAAGCCGTTGAAAGGATAGACGAACTCGAAAAGAAAATGAATAGAAGAAGGTGGTTCAAGCTGGGATAAAAGAGTTCCTTAGCATCTGCAACCTCAATCGGGTCTTAGCCGTCTCACACTTCTGTCTAACTCTTTCTCTTGAAACCCCGGCCTCTTCTGCCAACTTTGTATAAGTAGAGCGTTCGTGACCTTTCAATCCGAACCGTTTTTTTAATAGGACTTGGTCTCTGTGGTTTAAGAAGCATAAGGCATCTTCCATTATTCCGATAGAACTTTCTGTCTCTAATTTGCAGAAATTATGGTCTATAAAATTAGCTTCAGACCACGGTTTCCCGTCTTCATTTGTCTGATCTAAGCTTGCCAGATTTTTGCTTCTTTCTAATAGCATTGTTAATTCTTCAATACTTGTTTCTGTTAATGCCGAAAGTTCTTTAATCGTTGGTTCTCTATTGTTTTTCGCTGTAAAAATTTCAGCAGTTTTAACAGCCTTATAAACTTTTTCTAAACAGTTTTGAGGAATCCTAATTGCTCTTTCCTTGTGATCCATTGCTCTAGTAATTGCTTGTCTTATCCACCAAAAAGAATAGGTACTGAATTTGTAGCCCCTAGTTCCATCAAATAATTCGGCGGCTCTTTGTAGACCTATAGACCCCTCCTGTATTAAGTCTAGAAATTCCATGCTATTTCCTCTAAGCCTTTTCTTATATTTAGATGCGATGTGAACCACTAATCTCAAGTTGCAATTAACAAGCTTTTCTTTTGCCTTAGTGCCTATTTGTATAGTTTTTTTTTCCTCTCTATTAAAGCTTTGAGATTCGCCTTTTATTAATTTTTCTGCTTTTAAAATTTTCTTTGACAAACTAATTTCTTGTTCCCCGGTCAGCAAGGGATAACGCGCTATGCGTGAAAGATAATCTCCGACAGAATCCATTTAATTAGGTTTTGTAATTTTGTAATAAGCGCCAATAGTTTCTTCATTACGCGCAATAAGAGAAAGGGCCAAAGCGTGTAAACCTCTGGCCTCTGCTGACGAAATGTAACCGTCTTTCCCTTTCCCTATTCGATCAAGATCTGCGCGGACTTCATGGAGTTTTGCAGCATCTTTTCTTAACACATTTAGTAATCTTTGACGCGTAGTGGCTTCAGCTCTAGGCATTAAAAAGGGATGTTTTCTTTCCCTCTTGATGATACGCTTTTTGTTGGAAGACTTTCAGGCTTAAGCGGAGAAAATTTACCACTTGTACCCCATATTCCGCCCCACATAGAGAAACCTACTTCCTCTGTGTAGTTGTCTTTGCTGCTATAAACCCTAATTGTTGTGCCTTCAGTTTCGGCTTGTTCTGCTGAAGCCATTAACCATTCAGCCATTTTCACAGCAGTTGTGGCTGTAAAGTCCATGCAGATCTTTTCTTGTGGACTTCTATCACTATCTTGTCTTTTGTTCTGGATGATTCTGAACTTAGCCGTAAAAGCTGTTTCGTTATTAGTGGGGTAGGAAGAAGGCATTTTAAAAGTGATTTAAAGGTGTAATTGAATGTGTTTGCTCCCAAGCTAGAACCTGGTGAAGGTTATATCTAACTCGCGAGGAACCATAAGCAACGGCCATACGAGGTAATGTGTAAAACTCTGGGCCTTTTCTTTCGGCCCTCCAACCTTTGATAGTTGCAGGTTTCACGCCGTATCGCTCTGCTAATTGCTTAGTGGTGAGGTACTGGGAATCGTTAGGCATTACATAGGGATGTTCTTTGTTCATGGATTAGATTCTAAAGACCTCCTTTTCTTTGTAAGAGCTTTTTTTAGGCTGTCAAATTCTGCATCATTGATGTGACCTTCAGCGTGTCTTCCAATAAGATTTTGCATGAACTCGTCACACCTTTCTACAGATTCCGCCTTACTAATTGCCTCTCTTGCTAATGCTGCTGTAGGGGTTTTTGTTACAACTTTCTTAGCAGAGATCGGTTGAGCAGCGTCTTTAATTTCGTCATCAGCCCATAATTCATAAGCTAAACCAAAATGGAAAGCCGCAGAAGCACATAAAGCGCGGCGGTGACTATCGGTGAAGGCTCTTGAGCTAATGCGATCACCTTGTAATGGCATATTCCGATGATCCATTATTGGAAATGGGAATAGACTTGTTCTCTGATCGTCTGGGCCTCTAAAGAAGCAAACTAAATATCCGCTCCCATCCGGTGATCTCCAGACAAAACCATTCCCATCGGTAGTGGCTTGAAGGTGAAAATCCCATCCGGGCGCATGCTCTCTTAACAATTGCATGGTCTTGGCCCACGGAACATAGGTAGCTTTAAAGGAGCCACCGCCTTTTTGAAAGGTGTCTTGCTTTGTTATGACACCGGCGAGGTTAGGTACGGTCATGCTGTTTTAGGAATTACATTGACAATGTTGGTTGGGAAGCATTCCTTTCTAAGTATTACTGAAAGCATCTTCCCTTGAGGTGGAATACTCGGCTGCATGAATTTCTTCAGCGTGGTGCCTTCTGGCCTTTTCCACAGGTTAAAGCACTTGATCTGGCTGTTTAACTGGAGTTGAGACGCATTAGATCCACGCCTCCTGTAGACAGGGTTTGCTAGTTGATTTCTGTAAGAAAGTATTGGGGAATCTTCTTTTAAATTGGCTCCGCTACCAAAGACACAGAAATACTCAATTACCTCGTCAAACTTCCAACCAGCGTCATCAGCAATTAAAGCAAAAGCAATACAAGGACTTAATTGAAAAGTTCGATACCTGCGCCAGATGCCTTGAATATCACTGACGTATTGGTCAATAATTTCTCTTTTATCCTTCCACTGTTGGAGGATTGTGTTGTGGGCTGGCCTAACTTTTTCACCCCATAACCGGTCTGGATGCTCGTAATACATGATGTATAACTTGATTGCAGCGGCGGCGGGATTAGCACTAGAGCAACCTGCAACGGCTAAAGCATCACCGGCTGTTCTTGTGCAGCCAGAATCAAGAACTGAAAAGGCTTTCGGGTCTAGACCTCGAGCAAGCATAATTTTGATAGATTTCTTTGCTTTTACGACAGCCACTAGCCTGTGCTGACCGTCTAAAAGATTTCCATCATGGTCTAAAGCTATGCCTTGAGAAGTTGGCAACCATTGATCTTTCTCAATGGCTTTAACAAGTCGCTCTAGGTTTGCAACTCTTATCCTTCTGTTCTTGAAATTGTTCTTAGCCAAGATTTCTTCAGCCCATTCAGGGGTCATCTCGACTATTTCAAAAGTTGGATCTTGAATCATGGTTGCGCTCCTACAGATCTGTACTGGTAATACCCCGGAAGTTCAAGCGTTTGGATCTTCCCGTTGTTGTAATCAGGCCAAGTTTCTTTCTCAATGCAATCGGCAATTGTATGTAATGCCACTTGCTGAAGTTCTAGACCTTCATCTAAAGCCTCTTGATCTAACCTGTAGACGCCTATGTTGTAGGGCCAAGCTTTTTCGACTACAACAAAAATAAAATCAGTAGCCATCACGCCTTGCATATAGTGGGCGGCTTGAAGGTGATAAGAGAATTTCCCTATAGAGTTTGCAAAGGCTTTTGGACTAGCACCGCCTTCACCAGTCGTCTTTAAATCAATAATCTGGTTAGAATCGTTGATCCAATCGCATCTACACTTGCAGGTCAAGCCGGAGGTTTGATGATCCCACCAAATACTCTGTTCTGCTTTCCCTTGATTAAATAAAGGGCCAGCCAAAGGGTGACGAGCAACCGCCCCAGAAATTTCTTGGACTAACTGCCATTCAGTTGGATTGAGAACTGTTTTCCCTTCTGCTTGTAGCCTTGCCGCTTCTGCTTTGCCTTCTTTTGTTCTTCTGTCAGGAACAAAGCCGTAGCGTGAATGATATTCATTTGGCTCTAGTACCGACGCATGAACGGCGCGACCCATCCGAAAAACTGAAGATTCTGGGAATTTCAATAATGGCCCTTCAGGATTGTGTTTCTGATTCCAAAGGGAAAAAGGATTCTCGGCAATAAGCTTTTTCAGGTCAGATGCGCTATAGGCCAAATCAGCTCTATAGGATTCTTCTGAAATAGTTGTACCGTCATTGACTGTGACTAATTTCATGACTTTGGTAACTCCACTGGCTTTAGGTTTGCTGGTCTCACATAAAGAGTGCTGTTAGGCCCGTAGTGAGAAATTAATTTAGGAAAGGTCTTTAAAAGCAGTTGCTTATTCTCAGCATCAGCCAAGACTCCAGCCTCTCCAAGCTTGGAATAAAACCCGCCACCATTCTGGATAGCAGTTTGAAACGTCCAAAAAATTTGATCGTATGTCATCGTTAGAAAAGGGGTGAGCGCAAGTGTCAGGGGTGGGGCTTGCGTAAACCTCTATTTTTCAGTTGAAGATAGAGGTTGGAATATGCTGCAATTACCAGAAGGAAAAGGCAGACGGAATTGAACATCATCGAAGGAAAAGAACCTCCGCGTTCTTTCCTGATCTCGTTTTTCTTTTTATCTTTTCGCCGTGTTCATAGCGGGGATTTAAGAAATTCATTAAGATCAGTTCTCTGCACCGAGCGCAGATAGTCGCAGTAGGTAAGCCGGTTATCATTGCTAGCTCATCTCTGGTCATTCCATTAAGAGATTTCTCAATGGTGTCCATAATCAGTTGTTGGTAACGGCTGATCTTGTGGCCGACGTCAATAGCCGCTTCCACGCTTGTCTCTGTACCGTTGTGAAGACCTACTGGCTGGTCGAAAATATTAGTTTGTGTTTCAACCATTGGTAGGCTCCTTTTCTGTCTTTGCTGCTTTTTCTTTTTCTTCCTTTTCATCTAATTCCGCATTAATAGTTTCTCTTACAACTACTGTTTTTTGCCAAGCAACCTTTGTGGCTCTTTTTAATTCCGCTACAGCGCGTTTCTGCTTGTTGACAACTTCGCATTGCATTACGCCAAGTTCCATTTGAAGATCTGTAGCTAGATCCCAATTACTTCTCCAGCATTCGCCGCAGTCGGTAGTGTATTTCTGTAAGACTTCAGATTCTTCTGGGGTAATGTCCTCTGTTCTGCTTAGTATTTCAACCCCAGCATCAAAGAGTCGAAGGAGTTGACCAACCTTGCGGACTGATCTATACAATTCGGCTTGAGCCTCACGGCCCTGATCTGCAATTTTTCTTGAGACTTTTCTGCATTCTATGTAACGAGGATCGGACTCAATAGCGTCATTACGCTTTTTCCAATCTAAATTGTTTTCCATTTAAAAAGAAATAATTAAGTAGGGGGGGATAAGTAGGAAAAATCAATCCCAAGTGTTGTAGTACTTGGGACGACCATCCCAGATGCGCATTTGATTCAAATCTGGGTCGCGAAGGTATTCACCATCGTCAGAATCTTGATGGATTTTATGTCTAGTGACTGGGCCAAATTCTTTAGCGCTTAAATGTGGAGTTGCTGTTCCATTTCCTTTGCCGTTGTCATCAACAATATTTTTTTCTATTTCTCTAACCCACGCCGTTATATGTGTCCTTCTTACTACAACGTAATACTGAACAATCGTCATGGAATAGCCCCATGATTTCGTGAGAATTGTTCCTACTTCTAGTTTCTTTTTTTCGGTGTCAACAACTGTGAAACCATTTTTGAGATCGGTGATTGTAGCCATGGGTGCATTGCAAGGGTGAGCCGTCTACCGGCGTTAAAACTATCTTGCCCCGTCCTAAAGGAACTAGCACTAACCCACAGGACACTTTTCAAACTGTCCTCAATAGGGTGGGATATGGTTGCGTAAGGTTGGAATATGGTTCATAATTAATGGTATGGGAGAGATTCCCTAGACCTTCGCTCTTACTTTCGTGGAAATCACCGCAAAAAGCACTAAGCAACAAATCATTGATGAAGCAGTTCCGCTAATTGATGATTTAACTGAGCAGAATCGAAATCTCACCGAGAAATTGAACGCCGCTCTAATTCTTCTAGCTGTAACCGCCGCTTTAGGAATGCTTTTCTGATTCACCGCCCCGCTAGTCGGGGCTTTTTTCTTGCTTTTTTATCATGCACACTCCATTTCGCACTTTCGTTCATCAAGTAGAGACATCTTTAGGCTGTGAGTTAAGCGACAAGCAGCACTACCAGATTCACAAGATCTACAAATGCAACCCTGATCCTGAATCAATGGTTGCTGATGTTGTAAAACTTTTTTCTAACAAATAAATGGACTTTGAAAAGTACGAACTCGAAACAATTCTTGAAGCCGTTCAAGATGCAATTCTTAATCTACCTTCGGGTAAAGAAGAATTATTAGAGGCTGATTCTAAGAGTTACGCAGGATCTTTAAGAGACATCCAAGACAAAATCATTAAGCACGTTAAAGCAAATCCTGAAGGCTTTGAATTAGGTGTTCCCAACTATGTTTACGGCGACACTACCGACTATGAGTCATAATTGTATTGTCGCTGGAGACAGCGTTTGACCTCTTGCATTTCTTTCCATGTATTTGAATGACCACTTGCTTAGTGATTCAACTGTTAAGGCTCTAATTGATCTTTACGAAGCCTTGAAAAAGAATCCAAAAGATGCCAAAGAACTAAAAATCTACGGCAATCTCAAAGCTAATGTTGCTGATGCAATCTCTGATCTAGAACCTGAATTTAAACAAGCCTCTTAACCGAGGCTTTTTTTTTAGTTATTATTCCAGCAGTAGGGGACTACATTCGCTCGCTAACCATTCTTTTTTATGTGTAAGCCAAGCGATGTGTACGCGGAAGTAGAAGTATTAAGAGGAGATGCAGTAGCACTAGATAGATTTTTAAAGAAGAATCCATCTATCAATCATTTCTCTGATCCTTTCCCTGAACACTTAGATCCCGCGATCCTTTCTAGAGTTTGTTTTGCTCTGGAGTCTGCTATGAATCGGTTATGAACCCCTTTCAATTCTTTGGTCAGTTCTTTGTTTACAAATCTCCACCTCCTATGAAGGGTGACAGATTGTATAGATTTCAGTTGTATGGGATGTCAAACAAAGAATTAAGAAAACTTGTTCCAACACCAAGCCACTATCCAAAGAAGATTTTAATTGACAAAATAATGAAAGGTCGGGGAGCCTGATCTTGGTGTTTCGGTTGGATGCCAAGTGAAAGCCATAAGCCTTTACGGCGAAAGCAGGGCGGTCTCATGCGAGGTGGCTGATCTATCCCCCGACCCCTATAATTGAAATGGCGTTGGTCTTGCTGCTACTAACCTTGCTTGTTAAGCGGTCAGGCAAGGTTTTTTTATGTCAAATTTTCAACTCGTATTAGTGCTCCCGGCTGCTCACCATTTGTGCAGAAATGTTTCTCTGCAATGAGTTTTACAACTTGGGAATCGTCAGTAATGACACTCCCACTTAGGCCGTCTAAAGTAGATCTACAAAGCTTGTCTAAGTCACCCTTATTTCTGGACGTCAAATATTTGGGCGCACCTTGCCGAATCTTTCCACTTGCGAGATAGTGAGATTTCGGTCTGATAAACCTGAAAACTATACGGACTTCCACAGGATCGTCTATAAGTTTGTTGACTGTTCCGACTGCTGATTGTCTTACGGCCTCACGCCACGGCCCCACCCTTTTCGATGACTCAACCATCCGCCCTTTACCGATATGTCTTTTACTGCCTTGAGGGGCAGGGTCTATTCCATAAACTGATAGATCGACTTTCATAAAAATGAGCTTTATACCGGAAAATACCCCATTCGTGTCTTTACCGACAGCCCTAAAAGGTCGAATTGATCCTTTTCAGTTGGCAGTTTTATGGGTTCTACAAAGTTATTACCCGAATATCTGGCCTAGTTATTCAACGATTGCAAAAGATGCTGGCATGAGCCGGGGCAAAGTTATGCACGTTGTTGAGCAGTTGGTTTCTTTGGGTTGGCTTCAGAAAGTTACCCGGCACGATGAACATGGCCAAAAAACTAATGCCTATAGAGTTACCGTCTGGCATGAGTGCCAAGTCCCTGTGCCAGCGCGGGGTACTTCTCATGTACTAGCTAGTATTCCTGATGAACTAGGGGAGTCCACCACATGTACTAGGGGTGGTTCACCACATGTACCCGAAGAAGAACAATTAAAACTAAAACAAAGAACTAAAAATAAAAGGCGGGAGTATTCGGAAGAATTCGAATTATTTTGGAAGCAGTACCAAAGGATTAAAAAACGTGCATCTAGTCAATCAAAGCCACTTGCATGGACACAGTTTCAAAAATTAAAATCAGATACAAGGGAGGTTCTTTGCACTGCACTTGCTCGAGCAGTTCAAGACCATAGCAAAACTGAAAGAGACGGTGGATTCGCTTCACCTTTTCCTGATTGTTACAGATGGATTCGTGATGGCAGATATGAAGCCTTTATTCAGTGCGCGGCGGGCAATTCTCAGTCACAATTAAAGCCGTGGCTGACTGATGCCCCGAAAGATTCACCCTTTTAAACTCACCCCTAATGCAACCAAGACATAAGCGATTCGCAAAGGATCGTGACGTAACATTTTACGCCCCTGAATATAAATGCCACGCTTGCAACGATTCTGGTATTGTTCACAATTCCGATGGCCTTCTAAATAATTTCATTCCCGATTACGACATAGATGAGAAGGGACACAGACGAGGTGGAATAGATTTAGCAATTGTATGTTGGTGTGAAGCTGCTTACCCCGTTTATCCAAAAGATGAAAACGAGGTCACAAGATCTGGTTACAGATCAGGGGATGGTATTAACAATGGAGTTGGAATTGATGTTGATAAAAATATAATTAGGCAGTTACATTTTGAAAGAAAGAAGTCTTGGCAAGCTACTGCTGATCGGATGAATAAGTTACGTTTGTCTATAAATAAGGGCCAAAAAGCGGAAATACCTTCATACATAACTAAAATAAAAAACCAACTTGAAAACGCGGGAGACTTATTAAGTGATCTCAGATAGACAGCGTCCTGTTGTTGACGCGCTCTCTAAAGTTCTTAGTGATGCACTTGCCATCGCTGCTGCAATCTCGGACAATGCAGATGAGGAACTGATCCCCATTCCTCGAGAACAAATCCTCGCATATTGCCATGAACTCGACAGAATCAAATTCAACATCAGTAGAGCAGGCTCTAAACAAGATTGTTAATTCCCCGGAGCAAATTAGATACGTACCTGTATCTCAATTAAAGCCTTATGAAAATAATCCTCGAGTCCATAACGAGATTCAAATTCAAAGGCTAGTTAATTCTTTAAAGGAATTTGGATTTACTAATCCGCTTTTAATTGATGATTTAGGAAACGTCATTGCCGGTCATGGACGGTTAATGGCTGCTGAAAAAATTGGGCTGGAGTCTGTTCCTACTATTACGCTTGCGCATTTAACTGATGAGCAAAGAAAAGCGTATGTAATCGCTGATAACCAATTAGCCATGAATAGTTCATGGGATGATGACTTGCTCCAAACCGAATTGAAAGCCCTTGATGAAGCGGGCTTCGATCTTTCTTTATTGGGATGGGGAGACGACTTACCAACTTTTGCAGAAGAACCCGACTACAGCGCTTTAGATGATTTAGATGACGGAAATGACGATTGGGCTGATGGTGTAAAAAAAGCAATTCAAATTGAATTTAGATCAGAAGATTATGAAGAAGCAAAAGCGTTAGTGGCTGATGCTAGGAAAAATGGTGTTTATGTAGGAATGAAACTTATAGAAGCTTTAGGTAAATGAAATTAGAACAAAGTTCAATAAATGGAATTAAGTTTTACCATCGACCTAATTTTTCAGATTTAAAAACTTTTCAAGAAGTTCTTTTAAAAAAGGATTATTTGAAACGTGGTATGAAAATTATTAAAGATGAGAGTTGGATGGATTGCGGTGGAAATGTTGGTGCGTTTACGTTGCTTGCCTGTAAAGCAGGTGCAACTGTAACCGTTTTTGAACCTGATCCTTATAACTGCGAAATGATAGAGAAAAATTTAAAGTTAAATAATTTTTCATCTCAAGCAGAAATAAAACAAGTTGCCTTAGTACATGATGAAAGAAAAGAAACAAGTTTATTTATAGGGACAAGAGGAAACGTCTGGAGAAATTCGATTGTAAAAAGCAAATGGAAATCTAAATGGGAGCAAATTTGGAACGATAGGGGAAATGGAAAAGCATTAAAAGTTCCTTGTATTAATTTCGATCAAGCCTCTGAAAGTTTTGATTATTGCAAAATGGATATAGAAGGTGCTGAAATGTCTATTCTTGAAAATACAAAAAAAGTTTTTAAGAAATTAGTTTATGAATGGTCTTTTGATGTAGATCCAAATACTCCACGATTATGGGATTTAGCCGATAAACAAAAAGAAGTCTATAGAGTCGAAACCAGTTGGAGTTCTATGAAGTACAGGACAGAGCATGTTATATGGCAAGAATCATGGTTCCCTGCTTGTTGTTTAGTTTTCTGTTTTAAAAAATGACTTTAAATTCTCTCACTCTCACGCCAATCAAAAGAACTTTATCTATCGGGGATGAAGTTGGAAACATTGAACCAAATGTTTCAGACGATTGTATTCTTGTTGATCCCGATGGTTCTCATGTCGGATTGTTTATTAAAAAGCTTCCACCAGATCTTCAGAACCTTGTCAACATCGCCGATAAAGAAATACTAAGCAAACGTGTACCTAAGTCAGAAATGAGGAGGTCAAGCGGATTGCATAGTGATGAAGGTGAAGTAAAGCAATATTCAACAATCTTGGGATCTTGTCCTCCGAAACCACATATGCGCAGACCTTACGCAACTAGGTCTTCTGTTCATGCTGTTAAAAGTGCCAATACATTTGCTAAAGCCATGAACGCTGCGGGTAAGAAAGCTTTTGAGTTAGTTGAGAAATATATCCCTACTGTTGCTGATTTTCATAAAGCTAAAACTAAAGAGAGAGTTCCACCTAAATGGACTTTTGCCGATAATTTCACTTCTACTATTTCCAATTGCAATATCTCGGCTCCAGTCCACCAAGATCATGCAAATGTAAAAGGGGCTGTAAACATAATTATCACCAAAAGGCGCAACAGCAAAGGTGGAAATCTACATGTCCCTGACTATGGGGCAACCTTTGACCAGACAGACAACTCTATGCTTGTCTATCCTGCATGGAGGAATATGCATGGAGTAACCCCGATTATTCCTACTTATCAAGGCGGTTACAGAAATTCTCATGTCTGGTACGCCCTTGACTCGTTTAATTCTTTAAGGGATTAATGGCCGGAAAAAAAAGCACACAAATAGAAAATGACTACAGAGTTCACCGAGTAGCTCGGATGCTTTCTAGTGGGGTTACGAGGTCAGAATTATTGCAATATGCCGCAAATGAATGGGGCGTGAGAACAAGAGCGACAGATGAATATATCTCAAAGGCCCGTAAGCTTTTAAAGCAAGATTTCGATATAGACAGAAGGCAATTTACCGCAGAAATGTTAGCCCAATATTCAAGTTTAAGTAAAGAAGCCCGCAAGAACGGCCAGTTGTCAGTTGTATTAGGCTGTATAAACTCAATGGCAAAGATAGGACAAGTTTTACCTTGAGCATCCTTACTTACGAAGGTTCAGTATTAGATAAGCCCGGAAGTTCCGGCGTTTCACTTAACACTGAGGAGCTATTAAATAGGATACAAATTGATCTTCATCCGGGCCAATTAGACTTTGTAAATGATACTTCCACAGAAATAATTGGTCTTGCTGCTGGTTATGGAGCCGGAAAAACTAGGGCGTTATGTGCAAAATGTGTCCATCTTGCGGCGGCTAATCAAGGCTTTACCGGAGCAGTTATGGAACCTACTGGGCCGTTAATTCGTGATATTTGGCAAAACGATTTTGAACAATTTCTAGAGCATTATGAAATTCCTTACACTTTTAGAGCGTCACCTTTGCCGGAATATATTTTACATTTACCTGAAGGAGACACCAAGATCCTTTGTCGATCTTTTGAAAACTGGTCAAGAATAATTGGATTGAATTTAGCCTTTGTTCTTGCTGATGAAATAGATACAGTTTCACCTACTGTGTGTGACCGGGCATTCCCAAAAATATTAGGAAGATTGAGGGCCGGAAATATCAGACAGTTTGGAGCCGCTTCTACTCCTGAAGGTTTTAGGTGGATGTATAACACCTTCGGATCTGATGAAGCTAAAGAGAGAGAAGATCGAAAGTTGATAAGGATGAGAACAGTTGATAATCCACATTTACCACCAGATTTTATAGAGCGAATGCAAGCAAACTATGATCCGAGTTTGTTACAAGCGTACTTAGAAGGGTGTTTTGTTAATTTAAATACCGGGCAAGTTTATGATCGTTTTTCTAGAGAAAAGCACGTTAAAGATAAAGCCCCTAATTATGAAGGCGAACCGTTAAGGGTTGGAGTGGACTTCAATATTGGAAACATGAGCGCAATAATCGGAATGAGGATAAATGATGGATTATTTATCATTGACGAAATCTCAGGGGCGCACGATACAGATGCTTTAGCTCAAGAAATAAAAAGAAGATACCCACATTTCCGTATATACATCTATCCTGATGCTTCAGGCGGAAACCGTAGTACTAATGCTTCTCAGACAGACATCCAAATCCTCGAAAGTTACGGGTTTAGTAACCAGTCACCTCGATCAAATCCACCGGTACGTGACCGGGTTTCCTCTGTTCAAGCCCTCTTGGAAAATGGCCGCGGCAAAACCCGGTTGGCGATTCATGCCAGTTGCAGACGCTTAATAGAATGCCTTGAATTACAAAGCTATACAGAAAAAGGTGATCCAGACAAGGAGGGAGGATATGATCACATGAATGACAGTCTTGGTTATCTTGTGTGGAGGGAATTTAATCCACTCCATGAAAGCGCAGGCCGAGGGACTGGTATTAGATTGTATTAATTTACGACCTACAATGTATTTAAAAGTCGAGGGCTAAAACGTGTATAGCGGATTCAACTATTACAACAGGCAAAAAGGCGGAGCCGCTGCCCAAGTAAATGACCCAAATAGTGCGTGGAAAGATATGGAACCACATTGGGTGTTAATAGAAGATTTAATGGGCGGAACTTATGACATGAGAAAAAGGCACAGGCGATATTTACAACAAGAACCTAGAGAACTAGACGAGTCCTATGACAACAGATTAGCTAGATCTGTATGTCCTCCTTTCTACCAAAGGTTGGAGAGGATGCTTGCAGGAATGATGACCCGCAAGCCGGTCAGATTAAATGATGTTCCTGACGTTATTCGTGAGCAATTGTTCGATGTGGATCTACAGGGCAACGACCTAAATGTGTGGACTTACGAGACCGCGAGAAAGATGATTAGATATGGCCATGTCGGAGTCTTGGTTGATGCTCCTAGTGTCGAGCAGGGCGGGCGGCCTTATTGGGTGAGTTATACGCCTCGAGAAATATTAGGATGGAGAAGTGAAGTTATAGACGGTCAGCAGAAATTCATCCAATTACGTTTGTTAGAAAAAGTTTTTGAACCAGAGGGGCTGTACGGAGAAGTAGAAGTAGAACAAATAAGATTATTAACGCCGGGTAAGTTTGAAATTCATAGAAGAAATGATAATGGTGATTTTGTCATTTATGAAGATGGAACTACGACTTTAGATGAGATTCCTTTTTCTGTTGCGTATTCCAATAGATATAACTTGATGGAGTCACGACCACCAATGGAAGATATTGCAGAATTAAATTTAAAAGCTTATCAAGTCCAATCTGATTTAGATAATCAATTACATATTTCAGCTGTACCTATGTTGGCTTTTTATGGCTTTCCGTCTGCTGCTGAAGAAGTATCTGCTGGCCCTGGCGAGGCTATTGCTTTCCCTGCAGAGGGTCGCGCTGAATATATAGAACCCGGAGGCAAAAGCTATGAAGCTCAATTCAAAAGGCTTGAACAATTAGCTAGTCAGATAAATGAATTAGGTCTAGCTGCAGTACTAGGACAAAAGCTATCCGCAGAGACAGCAGAAGCAAAACGGATAGACAGATCACAGGGAGATAGCACAATGCAGGTGTGCGCTCAACAGATGCAAGATTTGATCGACAATTCATTAATGTTTCATGCGAATTATTTGGGAAGTAACGAAGCCGGTAGCAGCTTTGTTAATCGTGATTTCCTTGCAGCACGTTTAGACCCTCAAGAAATAGGTTCCTTGTTACAACTTTATACAGCCGGAACAATTACACAAAAAACCTTGTTAGATCAATTAACAGAGGGGGAAGTCTTAGGAGATGAATTTGACGTAGAAGAAGAATTAGAAGCTACACAAATCGGAGGTCTAATGGATTCGACTCCACCAGTTAAAGAAGTTAAGGAAGAGATTGTAGATGAAGGCGCTAACTTAGAAGATGAAGCGGCTTGATGAATGACATCACCCGAAAGTTTATTTAGGAATGCTATAGACCTGAACAGGTATAGCAATAAGGTCGCAAAAGAACTAATAACCAACTTCAATGACATTTGTGTTGAGTCTGTTAAAAAGTTATATGAATTAGATCGGACAGGTAGAGGCAATTCTTATACGGCTGCGAGGTTGAGATCCTTAGTAGCTCAGACGACAGAAAGTATGGATAAATGGGCAGCGGGAAGTAGCAAAACAATGATTAATCAATTACAATCACTTGCCGGTATTCAGTCATCTTTTGTTGAGCAGCAATTACAGAAAGTCGTTCCGAAAGGTTTTAGAGATAATATCCGGGTTAATACAGTTGAGATAAGTCCTAAATTTGCAGAGTCGGTTGTAACTGTCGATCCAACAAAAATAAAATCACCAGCGGTAGGGAAACAATTAGCAGGTTACTTAGGTCAAGAAAATCTAACTGAGGCAGTGGGGGCCAATATCACTTTGCCTAACGGGAACATATTGGAAGACGCTTTCTCTGAATTAAGCAAAGCACAATCAATGTTGTTCCGGTCAACTGTTAGGGATGGGCTTTTATCCGGTCAGACAACAGACCAAATTGCAAGAACTTTGATAGGTAGCTTAACTTTTAACGATCCCGCCGGAATTATGGGATTAGCTCAAAAAGGTGGACAACTGACAACTCCAACAAATCATCAAGTTAGGACATTAGTAAGAACAAGTATTAATCAGGTTTCAAATGCAGCGAGTATGGAAGTCTATAAAGCTAATAACGAGCTAACGAAAAAATATAGATACATTGCGACTTTAGATAGTAGGACTTCAGCAATTTGTAGGTCTTTGGATGGGCGTTTGTTTCCTTATGACAAAGGGCCACAACCTCCACAGCATTTCAATTGCAGGTCAACAATTATTGCTGAGATTGATTACGATAATTTACCTTTCGATGCTCCACCTGCTGCGACAAGAGCAGCACAAGGCGGCCCGATAAAGCCGGGCAAGGATGGAGAAATCAAAACTTATGGGGATTGGCTAAGTAAGCAGCCCATTAACACTAGAGCCTCTGTTCTTGGTGGAAGCTTTAACAAAGAGACAAAGAAATGGGAGGGCGCAGTTGTTTACTATGACCGTCTTGCTAAAAAATATGGATCGCAAGGGGCGTTAGCTAAATTTGTTCGGGCTGATGGGACAGAAGTTTCATTAGAGCAGTTACAGAAGAGATATGGAAAGCCAGAGAATATCAAGAAGAAGCCGGGGCCAAAGCCCAAGCCAAAAGTTGCGAAAGCACCGGTAAAAACACAGATTACACCGAAAAAAGCGGCCCAGAAAGCAAAGCCAAAGGTTGAGAGTATGGCTTCATTGAACGCGAGCATTAAGAAAGAAATAGAACAATTAAAAAAAGATAGCGCGAAGTTGGATGTTCAAATTAAAGAAGCAAAATCAGCACCGAAAGAGAAACCGTTTAAAGAACAAATCAAAGATTTTAGTGAAAAACAGTTAAAGGATTTAAAAAGCTTCTATGAACAAAATATGGAAATAGCTATTAGCAAAAACACCAATGCTTATAAAGACGCCGTTAAAGCCCTAAAAGAAATAAACCCTCAATTACAAAAATATGGAGCGAAAACTTATTCCAAGCTCAAATTAAAAGTAGGTAAAGCTCAAGACCCTATACACAATATTTTCGCTGAAAAGAAATTAGACAAATGGGAATTAAAAGAACATTTTGACCATTGGACAAAGGTTAAAGCCGATCTAGGTGTTAAAGGTATTGGGAGCATGAAATTTGAAAAGGCGACCTATCATATAGAGCAAATTAAAAAGGCTGGTTACAATCCTTACGCAGGATTAATAAATGATTTAGATGACGCTGGAGAAATCTTTGACGATCTGCAATTCAAAGGATTCAAAGAAAAGAAATTATCCGAACTCCTACCGGATGAAAAGAAATATAAAGGGTTAATAGAAAAGAATCAGAAAAAAAGAACCTCCCTTAAGTCTAAAAATTTAAAACGCAAAAACACCAATACAACGGATAAAATTAATTACGATTACGGTTTCTATGAGGATGAATTGGAAGATATTTCTTACGGCCTGTATGACATAAAACCGACAGAAGCCGGTCAGAAAACTTGGTGGGAAAAGGCCGGGTACGCAAAGAACGGAAAAGAAAAATATAAATATGCAGTTGAGAATGTAAATGATTACACGCAAGGTTCTGGGCCTATGACGAGGGCGCAGTATCGAAAAGCTTTTGACGATCCGAAGAAGAGAGCAAAAATGACGCAATACGCGAAAGATCAAGCAATGCAAACTACGACAGAAGAATATTTAGAGCTAAAGAAAAGAATTGATTCTGTCGAAGATTTCATTTCACGCGCTCCTACTTATCAAGGCCAAATCCATAGAGGAGTCGCTGTACCTCCTGATCAGATGAACGAATTTATGGAAAGTCTTATGAAAGGAAACTCAACATTAAGTTTGGAAAGTTGGTCTACAGATTTAAAAATGGCACAAGAATTTGCAGGTCTTGACAAAGGTGTGGACTTCGGTGACTTTGTACCTAAAGGCAAATGGAAGACAGACGCGAACCACGTTGTAATGACGGTATTAGACAACAAGCATGGAGTACCAGTTAGGGGCGTTAGTGCATTAGCCCATGAACAAGAAGTCCTTATGCCATCAGGCGTTCGGTATGAAATGGTAGGGATGCAAATATCTTCAGCCGCAGGAACTAAAAATCCTGTTTGGGAAATCCTTTTAAGACAACTTTAATTCTTATACTCTATGTCTATTCCTGCAAGAGCAGCGAATTTCAAGATGTAGTCAGGGTCGTTCTTATCTAATGTTTCTGCACCTTGAATTTTAGCCCCGTCTTCTTGGAATCCGGGTACGCGGGTGAATCGTGTCAAATCACCCTCTACAGGTTCTCTTGGAGTTTGTCTAGTCATAAGATAATTATGAACCATGATTCGATCTCTTCGCAACTATGCATAAGCCCGAACTTGTTTACACTTGCCCCGCCGGTGGGACAGTTCATAGGTATGACTTGCCGGGAGGTCAGTCTACTTTTGAGCGTTATTTATGTTGTTTTTTAGGCTCTTGTAAATTTACGAACGGGCTAGAAGAATCCAAAAAGTATCTAGACACTTGCGCGGGTCGCTAGTATATATAGTAATTATTGACCCTGCGGGTTATTTATGACCGAAGAAAACACTCAGGAGGCTGCGCCGACTGAACAGAATGAAGAGATTCAAGCTCTTTTAAGTCGGATTGACGCTTTAGATAGGAAAAACAAAGAACTGCTAGACGAAAAAAGGCAGTTAAAGAAAGTAAAGGAAACTATTTCTGGACTTCCAGAAGGCGTAGACATTCAAAACCTAATTGATTTCAAGCAGAAGGCAGAACAAACTGAGCTTGAAAGGAAAGGGGAATATACGGAGGCGCGGAAAAAGCTAGAGGATCAATTCCGTGAATCTTCTATTGCTAAAGATAAAGAAATTGAAGAATTAAAAAATAAAGTCAGAGAACTTGAACTTGTATCACCGGCGGTTTCAACTCTTGCCGATTTTGTTCACGATCCTAATTTAGTCCTGAATAATTATCTTCCAAAAGAAAAAATAGAAGTCGATGAAAACGGCCCAGTAGTTGTAGAGGGCTACGAAAGAACCCCAATAGGTGAGTGGGCTAAAGCGAAATTACCTGATTTCATCCTGAAGCAACCAAGACCTCAAGGTGGAGGCGCTCCAGCAGGTAGAAAAGGTGGAGGAGAGATTCCTGCAGGAATGAAAAACCCCTTTGCAGCCGAAAGTTTCAATATTACAGAGCAAATGAGACTGTATAGAACTGATAAACCTTTGTACGAAAAGTTGCAAGCGGCCTCAAAGCGTTAATATATCTACATAACTGGTTAAGGGCTGCGCTCTTGTCAGTAGGGCTGCGCCCGATAGTAAAACTTTTCTTGGATTTTTATTATGGCCACTCTTAGGAGTGACGTGATTGTCCCTGAGGTGTTTACGCCGTATGTCATAGAACAAACCACAGCTCGGGATGCCTTCTTGGCAAGCGGCGTGGTGCAGCCTATGGCAGAGCTAAACGCAACAGAGGGTGGAGATTTCGTCAACGTACCTTTTTGGAAAGCAAACCTTTCTGGAGACTTTGAAGTACTAACTGATAGCACTTCATTGACACCGGGCAAGATTCAGGCTGATAAGCAGATTTCTGTTGTATTACACAGAGGTCGTGCATTTGAGGCAAGAGACTTAGCGGCTTTGGCTGCAGGTAGCGATCCAATGGCAGCGATAGGCAACAAAATCGGTGCATATATTGCTAACCAAAGGCAAAAGGATCTTCTTTCTGCTTTGGATGGTGTTTTCGGTTCAATCAACGCAAATGACAGCAACTCTGCTTTCTTTGCCAACTGCATTGACTCAGAAAGTGGTGACACTCCCACAGGTTTAAGTCCGAAGCACGTTGCAAAAGCTAAATCAATTCTTGGAGATGCTGGAGATCAGCTTTCTGCTGTTTGTATGCACTCAAAGGTCTATTACGATTTAGTTGAAAGGAAATTAGTGGATTATGTCGTGGCAGCGGATACTAACGCCGGTGCTACTGCTTCTGGTGGTTCTATTGCTCCCGCTTACACACCGGGTAATGACAGAGTTCCTACTTATTGTGGTTTGAGAGTGATCGTCTCTGACGATGTCTCTACTACTGGGTCTGGAGCTTCTACAGAATATTCCACTTACTTCTTTACACCGGGTTCTATTGCCTCGGGTGAGCAAGCTGGAATGTCAATGGAAACAGATAGAGACATCTTGGCTAAGTCAGATGCGATGGCTGTTGATCTCCATTACACATATCATCCTGTTGGTTCTAAATGGGCTGTTACGACAGTAAACCCAACCAGAGCACAATTGGGAACTGTAGGCAACTGGTCGAAAGTCTACGAGCAAAAGAACATTGGTATCGTTAGAGCAACTAACGTATCCAGTCAGGATTAGAGGTAATTAATTATGCCTTCTCAATTTGAAGTAACTGCTGGTAAGGCCGTCGGGCCTACTACTGGTGGAACAGTTACTCAAGCTACGAACAAGTCAACAGCGGTAACTCTCAATACAGAGTCAGGCCAAATCACCATGAATAATGCTGCTTTGGCTGATGGCGCGGAAGTCACCTTTCAGGTGAACAACGACCGAGTAGCTGCAACTGATTGTCCTTACGCTTGTCTAGGAGCAACAGGAACAGCTGGCGCTTATAACGTCAATGTTTCTGCTGTAGCTGCTGGTTCTTTTAAAGTTACTGTTGGAAATGTTTCCGGTGGTTCTTTAAGTGAAGCGGCTGTTATTAACTTTGTACTCTTCAAGGGTGCATCTAGCTAATGGGTCTATTCGCATTTAGGCGAAGACAGGAGAGAGAGGCTGCTGCTGTAGCGGCCTCAACTCCACCTCCTAAACCAAAGCGCAAGCGTAAACCGAAATCCAAAGTTACTAAAGATGGCCATAACGATAGTGGCGACAGCGGGAGCAGCTAACGCAAACAGCTATTTAACATTGACTGACGCGCAAGCTTTAGTTGATGGTTTACTAGAGGATGATGACGTTGTTGCTTGGGCCTCTGCTACCACTGACCAAAAAAATAGAGCGCTTTACACGGCAACCCAACGGATTGACCGGGAAAGGTTTCTTGGAGCAAGAGCTACAGACACTCAAGGTTTGCAATGGCCGAGAACTGGTGTAAGAAGGCCAGACACTTATATCAATACTTATGCTGTTGGTTTTCCATTTCGGATTTCTACGGATTATTTTACAGATACGGAAATACCTGATCAAATTAAGAAAGCGTTAGTTGTTTTAGCCGTTTATTTGCAAAATAATAAAGCGTCTTTGAATTTAACAGGTTTAGAAGATTACAAGCGTGTAGGTGTAGGAGGAATCGCTGTAGAAACATCAACTAGCGCAGGTGCTACGGGAGCAGATAAAATTCCACCTATGGTAGAAAGATATTTCACTGGCCTTAGAATAAGTGGGCCGGGTAATGTAGCAATTAAAAGGAGCTAAATCCAATGGGAATGACAAACTATCCAGCAGCAATCATCATCACCGACACAAGCGCCCATACAGGTCGATTCGGTAAGATCACTTGCTTGACAGATTCAACAGTTACGTTGGTTTCTTCTAATGTGACTAAAAACGGTTCTTCTACAGTTTCCGGTATTGAATTAAAAGCAAGTACCGAAATAGAAGGGATCTTTACGAGTATCACACAGACCAGCGCCGGGTCACTTATCGCTTATCGGATCTAATGGGATTTGAAACTGCAATAAAAAAAGCCGTTCAACAGGTCGTTTCGATTAGTGGGATCGGTGCTACTTTCACTTTTCATAAAGTAAGTGCAGGAACCTATAACACCGCGAGCGGCGAAATCAGAGATTCGACTACAGATACTTCTATGAAAGGTGTCTTTGAAGATGTCGCTCAATCTGAAGTTAATGACCTTGTTGAAGCTGATGATCGGAAATTAATTGTTGCAGCCCAGAATTTTACAACACCTCCTACAACAGCTGATCGCATTACTTTCAATGGATTAGTTCATCAAATAATAAAGGTCAAAACACAAGACCAAGCAGGGGTGTCGATTACTTATGAATTGGTGCTAAGAGCATGACTATAAAGATCCCTCCTGAAGCAATGGGTAGTCACATGGAAAAGCAGGTTCAAATGCTTTTGCAAGCGGTTGTTTTAGAAGCGGATAAAAGAGTCAAATTAGGTAGTCCGGTAGATACTGGGCGTTTTAGATCTAACTGGCAAATAGGAGAGAACGATACAAGCGGCCCTGAATATCTTCCTGATAAACAATATTGGGATCAAGAGAATCCCGGTGAGGATGCAGTACAAAGTAATCTGCCTCCGGTGGGGACAAATTACAAGCCAGATGGAGGGGAGAAAGTAGGAAATATTTACAATATCCATAACAATCTTCCATACGCTGAAAGGCTAGGGTACGAGGGATGGAGTGACCAGAATCCCGGCCCTTGGATTGATTTAATTGCAAAGGAATTAGAAGATTGGGTAAAAAGAAGCTATGAACAAATCAAAGCTAAAACCTGATGGCAGCAACTAACCTCAATACAGTTCGTTCGACAATAGAAGGTCGGTTGAAAGACGAGATGGAAGGCGGAGTGCCTCCTATCCCTGTGGTTTTTTCTAATGTGAGTTACAAGCCTAAAGCTAATAAAAGTTTTGTTCAGTGCTTAGTCAGTTTTGGGAAGAATGAATATCTAACAATGGGTGAGACTTCGGGATCTAGCAATAAAATGATTGGCGCTATTACTGTCAATATTTTTACAGCAAAAGGACGGGGATCAGGAGCTAATTATACAATCGGCAAAAGGATACGAGATCTATACAATAGAATTGTCGTGTCTGGGGTCTACTTCGACCCGCCGATTGGCCCGGAAGTGGTGGCTGCGCCAACTCCTGAAGGGTTTTTCCAAACTCGCGTCCGTATGACGTTTGAAACCTTTGAGGATCTTTAATTATGGCGTTTTATCGCGGCCAACAAGGCTCAGTAAAATTTGATGATGCAGGGAGTTCTCCCGCTGCAATTGCAAGCACAACCGCTTGGTCTCTTACTTTAGAAAAAGAGACTTTAGATACAACAGCATTAGGGGCCACAGCCCGTTCTAATGTTGGAGGTCTTATTAGTGGTTCTGGCTCTTGTGAGTTGCTTTACACCGCCACATCAGGTGATGAAACTAATGTCTTTATCGAACATGTCAACACCGCTAATGATGCAGGCGCGGCGGCTTTCGAGCTTTATTTAGACACTACAGGTACAAAGAAAATAACTTTCGATGGTGTCATCACCGGTACAGATTATTCTGCTACTACAGGTGAAATAGAAAAGGTGAATGTTAGTTTTGTTACTAACGGCGCTGTTACTCTCTCTATCTAACTATGGCTTTTTATCGAGGACAACAAGGAACAGTCTTTTTCGACAAAGACTCCTCCGGCGGCAAAACAGAAATTGCGGCTGTTAGATCTTGGTCTATGACAGCTGAGAAAGAATCATTGGATTGCACAGCACAAGGGGCTTCTGCGAGGTCTTATGTTGGTGGTCTTATTGGTGGTTCAGGCTCTATTGAATGCATGTACGATGCACCGGGTTCTGGTGACAAACTTGACTTGCTAAAAGAAGTTAATACTTCTAATGATCCTGCTGATGCTTTTGTCGAATTGTATTTAGACGAAAGTGGTTCTAAAAAAATATCGGGTAATATCCTCGTGACTGGATCAGACTACGGTGCTACTGTTGGTGAACTAGAGGTGGTAACGATTAGTTTCACCTTTAACGGCTCAATTACACTTGGTATTTAATGGCTCAAAATCCTCGCACTGTTGACCTTTTGGTTGGCGCTTTCGATCTAGATCAAAGACGTAAATTTACAATCAAGGATGGCAAAGGAAAAGCTGTTCTTGATTTGTTTTTTAAGGCTGTTACAAGGGCAGACCGTATGAGAGCTAACGCGGTTGCCGACACGCAAGATGCTCTAGTTTTGTCCACTCAGATGTTGTGTCAGATGGCAGAGCTAGAAGACGGAACAAAAGCTTTCTCAATGGCAGACGCCCCAAAACTGCAAAGAGAATTACCTGAAAAAGTGTTAAATGAAATAGAGCTTTTTCTTTTTAATATTGATGAGACAGGTAAGACACTAGATGAATTAAAAAACGACTAAGGGAGGACAGTTGGTTCAATTTTGAATTTTTTCTGGCCTCCGAAATTGGTATGACTGTTGGACAATTAAGAAGCTCATTGACCCAAGAAGAATTTATTCATTGGGCGGCTTATTACGAATTAAAATCAGAAAGAGAAAAAGAGGAAATGGATAAAGCTAAGCGGAGAGGTTAGAATCATAAAAAAGCTTTAAAGCTGTGGCGATTTCAAATATAGATTTAAGAGTTGATTCGCGTCAGGCAGTTTCAGGTTTAAAGGCGGCACAAAGACAGGTTGGATTATTAAACGGCGCGACGAAAGGATTATTAAATACTATGGGGCCACTTGCCGTGGCTTTCAGTGGAGTTGCGTTAGTTAGGAATTATTTTAAAGGATTTAATGAAGCAGAAAAAGCAACTCAAGCCTTAAAAACTTTAGGAGTAGAGGCCGACCGCCTAAATGAGAAGCTACTGGGTGTAAGTAATAGTCTAGGTGGCCTTTACTCTCAGACTCAATTGACAACTGCTGCTTATGATGTTGCCTCTGCTGGTTTCGTCAAAGCCGCAGACGCGGCGGCTGTTTTAGAGGCGGCTGCGCTTGGAGCCAAAGGAGGTCTTTCGGATCTAAATACAGTGGGAAATGCTTTAACGAGTGTTCTGAACGCGTATGGTAAATCCGCGAAAGAATCTGAAAGGTTAGTAGATGGATTTATACAAACCCAGAATGACGGTAAAATTATCCTTGACCAATACGCGAAATTCATTGGACGTTTAGCTCCAACAGCAGCGGCAACAAATGTATCTATTGAAGAATTAAACGCGGCTATATCCACTATTACCGCGCAAGGTGTACCGGTTCAGGCGACCTTTACCGGGTTAAATCAAGCGTTAGTTTCTATCTTGAAACCAAGCTCAGAAGCGGAGAAACTTGCCAAGAAATTAGGTATTGAATTTAATGAGACAGGTTTAAGATCCAAAGGTTTTGCTGACTTCATGGCAGAAGTTAAAGCGAAGACAGGAGGAAGTACGACAGCATTAGTAAAATTATTTGGAAGTGTTGACGCGTTAAAAGCTGTATTGCCTTTGTTAAATGATGACCTAGTTAGTTTTAACAAGAATTTAGAAAAACAAACGAAATCTGCAGGTACAGCTAATGAAGCCTCCGTGCTTATGTCGATGACATTAAGCAGCCAGTTAAGTGAGATTGTTAATTTGACGGGGAACTTGGTTAGGGTCTTAGATCAAGTATTAGGGCCAGCGTTAAAGAATATTTTGGACATATTGAAAAGTATCGTCAGTACGGCTGCCGAAGCCATACAACTAATGACTGATGTGACTCTTGGAGGTGCATACACGGAACTTGGCAAGGCAGGTTCAGACATATCACTTGGCGGCCCCTTTGTGGGAGCCGGGTTGCAGAAGAAAGGTTTGAAGCGTCTTCAAAATGTCGTGACAAATATGGTCACGCCCGGTACAGTCATGTCGGCGACAAACACAGATCAATTAAAGAAATTACAGATACTTGTTACAAGAGTTGAGAACCAAGCAAAAAGAATTGATCCTCGGAACCCCAATAGACCTATTGCTGATGACATTATTTCAAAAGCTTTTAACCTTTCTGGTTTAATACAGGCCAAGCTGATGGAGATGGAAGCAACTGGATCTCAAAGGATTAAGGATGCTACTGAATATAACGGCTTAACAAAGGAACAAAGTGACCTATTAGATGAGATAACGGGCAAGTTAAATAATATGGGACAGCCACTCAGTCAAATAGACCAGATGTGGCAGGGAATAAGAGATACAGTTCAAGATGGTTTAGTGAATGCGATACAGGGAGCTATCAACGGGACAAAGACATTAGGCGAAGTTGCTACAAGTGTCTTTGCTGCAATCCAAAGGCATTTGATTAATTATGCGGTTGGAAGTGCGATGGATACTATTTTTCCAACAAAGGCCGTTGGTGGGCCGGTCTCTAAAAACAAGCCTTATGTAGTTGGGGAGCATGGCCCAGAATTATTTGTCCCTCATAGTGGTGGAAAAGTTGTACCCAATAATCAGTTAGGTGGTGACGCTAATATCATTGTGAATGTAGATGCTTCTGGTTCGTCAGTAGAAGGTGATGCAGGGCAAGCAGAACAACTTGGAAGTATGCTAGGAGCAGCAGTTCAAGCTGAAATTGCTAGACAACAAAGACCAGGAGGGCTTTTAGCTCGTAGATAATGGCAACATTTCCATCAATCACTCCTTCGTATGGAGCCAACCAAAGAAATGCTCCTAAAACCCGTGTCAGTAGCATGGGAGATGGATATGAGATCAGAGTAAACGTAGGCTTAAATCAGAGTCCAAAACAATGGAGTTTACGTTGGCAAAATATTAGTGAGACCGATGCAGATACAATTTCCGCTTTCTTAGATAACAGAGCTTCAGATGGAGCAAGTTTTGATTGGATTCCTCCCGACACTACAACTTCTTATAAATGGGTGTGCGATAGTTGGACAAAATCAATACCTTACCTAAATCGAGCTACTATAAGTGCAACATTTAGACAGGTATTTGAAGCATGAGCACAATTGTCACTAGAGCTGGCAAAGGCTCACCATTAACTCATACAGAAGTTGATGCTAATTTCACAAATTTAAACACTGATAAAGCTGGTTATATAACTGGTGAAGGTGGAACAGAAACTCAAGGTTCTACTTCAGGGAAAGCTACTGGGGTTACGCTAAATAAAAAATGTGGAACAGTAACACTTAATAACGCTGCTTTAGCGGCTGATGCGATTGTCTCCTTTACTCTTACAAATTCAACAATTGCGGCAACTGATGTAATTGTTTTAAACCATGCTTCTGGAGGTACAGCAGGAAAGTATGCTTTAAACGCACAAGCAGCAGCAGGTTCGGCATCAATCAATGTGACTAACATTTCAGCAGGATCATTAAGTGAGGCAATTGTGATTCGTTTCGCTGTTATTAAAGCTGTAACTGCATAAATCAATGCTGTATTGCGTTGTTAATTATTGGGTCGCTGACTACGCAGAAGGTGAAGGTGGTTTTAACTTACAAAAAACCTTACAAGATGCTGATGCGAAAACAGTTGTTGAATTATTTGATTTTGAATTAAATGCGGCCCAACATGAAGCAACAACAATCTATAGATTTACGAATACAAAAAATGAATTAGGCAATGACATTGTTTGGCAAGGTAACACTTATACAGCAATACCTATAAAGGCAGAAGGATATGAGGCAACAGGTCAGGGAACTTTACCTAGACCAACTATTTCTGTTTCTAATCTACTTGGTACATTTACAACATTGATTGCTTTATTACCTGATGGATTAGAGGGTTGCAAAGTAACTAGAACTAGAACATTATCAATGTTTTTAGATGCTGTTAATTTCAGTTCAGTTGGAACATATGTTGCTTCCGATTATTGGATTGCCGATTATACATACAGTACAGACAATGATCCCGATCCAACAAGTTATTTTAGGCCTAGAGATATTTATTTTATAGATAGAAAAGCAATGGAAAATAGAGATGTTATTTCATACGAAATGTGTAGTGCGTTTGATTTGGCTGGAGTAAGATTACCGAAAAGGCAAATACTACCTGATGAGTTCCCCGGAGTCGGTACGTTCAAGTTTTGATTGGCAAGATAAAGCATTAGAACACGCAAAAGAACAAGATCCAAAAGAAGCTTGTGGTCTTTTGTTGTTAATCAAGGGAAAGAAAAAATACTGGCCTTGTGAGAATGTTGCTAAATATCCTGAACAGATGTTTCAAATTTCCGCAATTGATTATGCAAGAGGAGAAGAGCGTGGAGAGATTCTTGGAATAGTTCATAGTCATCCTATATCGGCTCCAGAGCCGTCTGAGGCGGACAAAGTTGCCGCTAGCAAAGGAAAGATCCCGTGGCATATTGTCAATCCTAGAATGGAGAAATGGAAGACATATAACCCCTCTGGGATTTACATTTCACCCTTGTTGTCAAGAACATGGGTTTGGGCAGTGCAAGACTGTTGGACTCTCGCACGGGATTGGTACAAGCAGGAAGGATTAGAGTTAAGAGATTGGGATAGACCGGACGATCCAGAACATTTTATTAAAGCTCCGATGTTTGATGGAGCGTATGAAGCAACAGGTTTTAGGTTATTAAAAGACGAGAAATTAATGAAGGGTGATCTGTTATTGATGTCGATTGGATCGCCTGGATTAAACCATTGTGCTGTCTATTTAGGAGATGGAAATGTATTGCATCATCTTCAGAATCGATTGAGTTGTAGAGATTGTTATGGGGATTGGCTACAATCATGCACAGGTAAGAAATTAAGGCATGAGAACAGTAAAGCTATATGGGGAACTGGCTGAATTTACGGGCAGGAAAGAGATTGTTGCGGATATAGCTGATGTTGCCGAAAGCATAAGGATGTTAGTAGCTAATTTTGCAGGATTAGATCGTCACATGGCAGAAAGAGAATATGTTGTATGTGTAGGAGATACATCAATAGGAGTTGATGAATTAAAAGATCCAATTGGTAAGGAAGAAATATTGATTACACCTGTGATAGCTGGTGCTGGAGGTAATACGGGGAAAATTATTATAGGAATAGCTTTAATTGCTACAGCTTTTATGGTTCCTGGCGGGTATAGTCTAGCAGCAGGTTTAAAGGCTGGTTTCGTTGCTGAAGGTACAGCAATAGCTTGGTATGCGTCTTCAATGGCAAGTATAGGTGCAGCATTGATATTTTCTGGTATAGCCGGAATGCTTACTCCTGTTCCTAAAACACCTGAGAAAACAGAAGACCCAAGAGAATCGTTTAATTTTAGCGGGATTACCAATACGAACGCCGCAGGTGTTCCTGTCCCTATTGTTTTGGGACGTACAATTACAGGAAGCGTTGTTGTCAGCGCAGGTATTGATACCGTTCAGGTGGACACATGACTACAACAATTATTGGTGCTGGTTCAGGAAAAGGTGGCGGAGGTAGTAGTAGAACTCCTCGGACAGCAAGAGATAGTTTAGACAGTAGAGAATTTGCAAACGTAACGGAAGTCATTGCAGAAGGCCCAATTGAAGGTCTTGCTAATGGATTGCAATCTGTTTTCTTAAACGATACGGCTTTACAAAATGCAAATGGTACTTATAACTTTCAAGATGTTGACTTATACGAAAGAACAGGAACAGCGAATCAAACTGTAATTCCTTTAGATTCTTCTCGTTCCGTTTTAAGTTCTACTGTTGTTAATGTCCCTGTAACTAAAGGTTATCCTGTAACAAGAACAATATCTGACACAAGTGTTGATGCTGTCAGAGTAACAATTAATATTCCTGCACTTCAGAAAATAAACAACGAAAATGGGGATACTTTAGGTTCACAAATTCAATTAAAAATAGCTGTTAGATATACAAATATTTCGACAGGAAATCAGACGGCCTATGACAATGTGATTGGGTATGATACAGATGAAATAATAAAAGGAAGAACTGCTGATGCATACAACAGACAATACGAAATTAGATTCAAGAAGGGTGCGGGTGAAATAGGAGAAAATTCAACTTATACAATTAAAGTTACAAGAGTAACGAAAGATTCTACTGATTCGTTACATCAAAATGCGTTTAATTGGAGTTCATTTACTACTGTTAAATTTGCACCTCAAACATATGACAATACGGCGTTAATTGGTATCAGATTAGATGCACAGCAATTCAGTTCAATACCTTCGAGAAAATACGATATTAAGGGCTTAAAAGTACAAATTCCAACAGGAGTTACGGTTGACAGTGATACAGGAAGAATTATCTATCCGACCAATTATCTCTGGGATGGAACGTTCCAAGCTGCGACATGGACATCGTGTCCTGCTTGGCTGTTGTATGCATTGATGTTAAACAATAGATTTGGACTTGGAGATCATTTTGATGCTTCGCAATTAGATAAATGGGCATTTTTTCGTGCCAGTAAATATGCTAATGAAGAAGTTGAATATGCATTGGATGGTGTAACCACAAAAGAAGCAAGATTCAGTTGTAATGCAACAATTAGTTCAACAGATGAAGCCTATAACGTAATCAATCAGCTTCTATCTGTAATGCGTTGCCAAGGCTTTTGGGAAGATGGAAGTTTAACTATTGGCCAAGATTCACCTTCTGATCCTGTTTATAACTTTAATCAAAGCAATGTAACTGAAGAA